AGAAACATGCTTGCAGAGGAAGAACAAGACCCAATCTCACCCGAAGAATTGGAGCAATGGAAGGAATGGGCAGAAAGCGTTAAATTTGACGAAACAACCAGCCCTCCAACGGTTAATGTTCCATTTATTAAGCGAACCCCGCCTCCCGCTGAAATACCCGAACACTACCCGAAAGGATGCTGATAAATTTAATTTAATGAAAAATTTGTAACTTTGTGGGAATAAATTAGTTAAATTTGTTGTAATTCAATCAAAATCAATGGCAAAAGGTGGAGCAAGAGAGGGAGCGGGAAGACCAACCCGCGCCAAAGAACTCAAACTAATTGAGAAACTTGGCCCGATGGAAGATGAAGCACTAAAGCAATTATTTGCGGGTGTTAAGGCGGGTGATTTCCAATTCATAAAGCTATACATGGAATACCGTTACGGCAAACCAAAAGAGCAAGTTGACATCACATCAGGCGGGAACGAAATCGCACAATGGACAATGATACCCGCGACCAAAAAATAATTGAATACAACCCTGTTTATTACGATTTTTTCCAAAGTCGGGATAGATACGCGGTTTTAGTTGGCGGGGCGGGTTCTGCCAAATCATTCTCCACCGCTCAAAAGATTCTATTCAGAACGTGCAATGAGCAAGGTCATAGGTTTCTTTGTGTTCGTAAAGTAGCCGACACCCTAAGCAAGTCAATTTATCAGTTGTTTATGGACATGATAATTGATTACGGACTGTATTATCAATTCAAGATTAACAAATCAGAAAAGCGATTCACCCACCTACCAACAGGTAACGAAATAATCTTAACAGGGATGGATGATAGCGAAAAAATCAAATCTATTGCGGGTATTACGGGCGTATGGTGTGAAGAGGCAACCGAGTTGGATGAATCGGATTTCAATCAATTAGAACTAAGGGTAAGGGGTGAAACGCGCAATTATAAGCAGTTTATAATCACATTTAACCCAATAGATGAAAAGCATTGGTTGAAGAAAAGGTTTTTTGACATTGAGGACGACCAAGTTTTTACGCTTAAAACCACCTACAAAGACAATCTTTTTTTGGACGATGATTACATACGCCACTTAACCGAGCGTGTCCGTATTGATGAGAATTTGCACCGTATTTATGTTTTGGGTGAATGGGGCAAAGAAAGAACGGGCGGTGAATTTTATAAGCAGTTTGTTTTGTCAAAGCATTCGGCCAAACTAAAATACAATCCCGATTTACCGCTTCATATCAGTTTCGATGAAAACACAAACCCTTACTTTCCTGCGGTTATTTTCCAAATTGAGGGCAAAAAAATCATGTTGATAGATTTGGTTTTAGGCAAGAATCCAAACAATACGGTCGCGTGGGTTTGTCGGGAAATAGAAAGAAAATACATGAGCCACATAGCAGGGGTGTTTATTTATGGTGATGCAACCTCCCAAAAGGATGATGTAAAACAGGAAAAGGGGTACGACCTTTTTAAACTTATTATCAACGCCCTTGCAAAATTTAAACCCGTTCGCAGAGTGGCAGCATCAAATCCATCGGTTGTAATGCGCGGGAATTTCATTAATACTATTTTGCAGCAAGAATTTGAGGGTATTGAATTTATTGTTAATTCATCCTGTACCGAGGCCATTGATGATTTTATGTACACTAAAGAGGCAAGCGATGGAAAGAAGGACAAAAAGACCGTTAAAGACCCGAAAACAGGCATTACATACCAACCATACGGACATATTTCGGATGCAACTGACTATTTGATTTGCTATGCTTTTAGAACCGAGTACCTAAATTATGAGCGCGGTGGTGTTTCCTTAAAAAACTATTCAGGCCGCGAATCCGATGTTCGGCAAAATAGGTTTTAAAAGTTGTTACAAAATAATTATCCTAAACATTGCCAATGTACTTTTGTTACATGGCAAGATTTCTTTTAGATTCGGATTACAAAAGCATTATTCAGGAAGTTGATTTACTGCAAATAATCGAATCCGATTACAATAATCTGTACGCAGCAGAAGAAAAAGCCATTGCGCGGATGAGAACTAAACTCGTTCAGCGTTACATGGTTGACATTGAATTAGGTTCAATGACCGCGTACAATGCCGCCACCCATTACCGTACAAAAGACAGGGTTTTAGCAACAGGAAATGTTATTTATAGCGTTAAATTGTTCGACCGCTGGGAAAACACAAAAGCCTACATTGTTGGCAATATTGTTACCGATGACAACGGTTATGTTTACACTTGTGCAACGGCCAACACCAATGAAAAGTTAGCCAATAATACTACCTATTGGACACCAATGGTCAATATTATCAACACTAATACAACCTATTGGTCGCAAATAGATAACCGTTACCCGTTATTTGTGGAGTTAGCGATGGATATGGCACTTTACAACGTTCACGCCCGTATTAACCCGCGAAACATACCCGATTTAAGGATAGAGCGAAACCGCGAAGCCTTAGACCAATTAGAACGGTGGGCATCAGGCACGGACACCGCTGAAGTATTGAATATTAACACCACCGACCAAACAGGTTATTCAATTCGCTGGGGGTCGTCCTTGGATAAACAAGATAACTTTTTCAAATAATGGCTTGGTACAATTCTATACTACCCAACTTTTTCAACTTTGACAAAAAGCAGCCGCCAAGCGCGAATATTCAGCGCACCATTGATTTTGAGCAGCAATTACAGAGGGTAAGGCAGGACGCGCAAAAGTTCAATATTGCGGTTGAAAGTGCTGAAAGTCCTAAATACCCAAACCGCTTTCTGTTGATGCAAATGTATCAACAGATTGTTTTGGATGGGCAAGTACAATCGGCTATCATGCAGCGTAAATCAAAGGTATTGAGCCAAAAGTTCAATGTAATAAAAGGCGGTGAGGTTGATGAGGAAAAGACAAAGATGCTTAACCAAAAGTGGTTCTACGATTTCACCTCTTTGGCTTTGGATTCAATCTATTGGGGTTTTTCGTTGGTTCAATTCGGGTCGGTTAAGAATGATGCTTATGAGAGCGTTGAATTAATACCGCGCATTTATGTTGTTCCTGAATATTCATTGGTAAGAAACAACACCGCCACCGTAACGGATGGTAAAATCTTCACAGAAAAACCTTATTCAAATTGGTGTATAGGTGTTGGAGGTAAAAAGGATTTAGGGTTGTTGATGCAGTTGGCTTCATACGTTATTTGGAAGAAAAACGCAATGTCGGCATGGGCTGAATTTACTGAAATCTTTGGCGTTCCGATGCGAACCGTTAAGACCGATGTAAGGGATGAATTGACCCGAAAGAACGCGGAAAATATGCTTAAAAACATGGGCGTTGCAACGTGGGCGGTATTGGATTTGAATGATGAATTTACCCTACATGAAACAGGCAGAAGCGATGCTTATCAGGTGTTCGATAAGTTGGTTGAACGATGTAATTCTGAAATCGCTAAAATCATTTTAGGGCAAACAGGCACAACGGATGAAAAAGCCTACGCAGGAAGCGCAAAAGTACATGAAAGCGTTGCCGATATCATCAGTCAACAAGATATGAGAATGATGGAATTTGTTGTAAAAAATCAACTTTTCCCAATGATGCAAAGCGTTGGTTTTGATATGGCGGACTGCTCGTTTGAATACGATAGAAGCGAAACCCTAAGCATCCAAGACCAAGCCAATATTGATGCTTCGTTTATGCCTTACGTTCAATTCAATAAAGAATACCTTGAAAGCCGTTACGGCATTATATTAGACGATGTAAAAGCAATCGAGAGCGAGCAGGTAAAGTCAATCAATAAAAAACTGCAAAATATCTATTCTTAGTGTGCAAAATTTGCGAACTATACAATGCAGTAAAGAACGAGCCGACACCGTTCACAGAGGATGATTTCAACCGCCTGTCGAACGAGGTTTGGACTGGCATGGTTACCAAATACAACCTTCCTGTTTCTTCTTATTTAAAAACATCAGGCCATTTAATTAAAGGTGTTGACGAGGGATTTGGTAAAAGTATAGTTGAGGCAGCGTTCGATTCGCCTGATTGGTTAATGTTGGCCGATTTGCACGAAAACATTTACACTTTTTCAGCGGCAAAAACATATCAGGAGGTTAGGGCAATGAGTAATTTGTTGATGCAGCCCGAACTAAAAACTAACTTTTACGCGTTCAAAAAAGAGGCGGAAAAAGTGTTCCACGATTACAACGCGG